ACCTATGACGGTTGTAGGTGGTTATGGGTACGGAGTACCCCACCTATGGCCCAAATCCTCGAAATTATAGGTTTGTTTGTCAAACAATTATAATCTCAAGCCGTTTCGGATCGAATATGAAGTGTTTCAAATGCTCATCTCAATGCCGAACCCAATATCCGACCCGAACAAACTGCCGATATGTACAGTCAGTTTGTCCAAAATGTGGGTGGTCTTCGACTCCGATCAAGATTCCATGCCCAACAGAGCGACGAGGAGGTGTCTAAATGGGTCGAAAGAGAGTGCCATTAAGTCAAAAAAAGGTTCAAGTTTCACTTTCCTTGAAACAATCTGATGTTGAAGCGATCGATACATGGACTTCCCGACGATCAGCATGGATTGATGACGCAATTCAATTGAAAATAAATGAGATGAGCGCAGTTGAAGGTCTGTCTTTGAAGGAATTGTTGAACCTTAGTCTTGCGATTAAGCATCGATCATCAATGAGTTTTGAAGAGCGTGCCGTTTTAGAGCGCATTCATCATCGATTATTGACTGAATAGGGTAGTTCGAGAACACTTTTACAGTCAAAATATTTCGTAGCTTCAGGCGGAAACCTGAAAATCAGTTGAAGACGTCTTGAGATTCTTCTTTAATGATCGATATGATCGCTTCCGTGTCTGTAATATCGTACTCTTCCATTTGGATGTAGTAATTTACAGTATCAACATTTGCAGTATTCTTAATTTGAGGAAATACAATTTGTAGATCTCGAACGACTATGTGATCAGGATCGGTTAAATTGTAACTACTTACGCCACCGCCTGCCGTTGTTTGATAGGCAGCCCAAGCGATTTCTCGATTATCCGAGGCTTTAGGGAGATCGGAAGCAGTTGGTTCAAGAGATAATGCCAAATGTGCTTGACTTGCGAAACAATCGTTTACTGCATCAGAGGACATCTTAGAGTTCCATATATGGAAATCTACTATTTTGTAACCGATGTTGATACGGCCATCGTCAAGAATCAACAGTCGTTTTGCACTGTTGGCAGGTGCTGACGACGATGCTCGAGCAGGAAACTCGACAGTTCCCCTTAGAGTACGGATCTTTCCAGTAAGTCGCATTACATCTTCCTCCGTAATTTGTGAGCATATCGCATAATATCGGCCTGCGTTCTTCCTGCTCGTAGGTCACCATTCTTCTTGCGATACTTTGCATTGGCTGCTTTGAGGGCCTTAGACATCTTCTTTGCGCCTGCTCTTGCTGCACGGGAGTTACGCTTACGCTTGGTTTTCTTAGAACCAGGAGAGCCTAAGACACCCAATTGTTCACCAATAAACTCAGAGGCTTCTCGGACAACAAAGGGCGCAGCAGCCACTCCGCCAGGAGGAAGGCCTGCACGCAAAGCAGCACTACGCACTAATTGATCGGCAATTATGCGTAACAATTCGGCTTGAGCGAGTTGTTCTTCTCTTGTAGCCACGGAGAATCAACCTCATTGTTGAGAGAGGGCCAATGCCATTGCTGCTGCTTGTGTCATGGTTTCGACAGTGCATTCAAGAACGACAGAGACTTGAGCAGTAATAGTGCTTCGTTGATCTACACCAAGGTACATTTGTTCAACTGCAATGAGGTAGCCGTCAGTAAAGTCTTGTGGCCCGACGTCGAGTTGATCGTTGATGAGAATTAGTTCAGTGTCTTGAGATGCTGCAAGAATCAGTTTTCCGCTCGAGACAACCGATCGGTTTGTGAGGTCTACCATAGCCGATTGTGATTGAGTCGTCAGTTGGAATGCAACGCTCGATGTGTTGCCAGCACCAGGTACGCCAATGACTTCCATGGGCGTTCCATATTGAACGGAGATGTTGTGAATGCGTAGAACGGATTTACCCAGAGCATCAACATATGCACCAAGGTCGATCGCACTTTGATTATAGTCAGTGCCATTAGTCAGTACGCTTGCTCGGATGAAGAAAGAATCGGTTCTTGCCATATTCCTATCATGATAGTAAGAGGTGTATAAGCATAATGTGGTTACTGCAACACTTGACCTATGACGGTTGTAGGTGGTTATGGGTACGGAGTACCCCACCTATGGCCCAAATCCTCGAAATTATAGGTTTGTTTGTCAAACAATTATAATCTCAAGCCGTTTCGGATCGAATATGAAGT